AGACTTACCTTTTTGATCTTTTAGTATTTGATCCTTATCTTCTTTTAAGCTATTATAAACTTTTACAGGTTTTAAATTTTTATTATCCTGTCTTCATGAGTTATTAGTTGAAGTAGAATAAGGGTGAGTACTAGTAAAATATAAATTATAATAGGTTAAATATATAAATAAACACTTTATTCCACGGACTATATCTTCAAAGATTATTTTAATCTTTGGACTACTTATAGTCTCTGAGGATCCTACTAAGATACATGTAAGCATCCGTTGGTTTCCTGCTGATTGTTCAAAATTATGCATTGTCACTGGAAATTCCCCTCGGTGGTACGTTCCGCACCCCCTCTGGGCCAATAATGAAGCCTGAGGTGGGTAGCGAAGCAACCCACCGAGGGTACCTAGTAGCATAATTGTCAGAAGTTCCCAGCATACAGTAGTCTTTAAAGGGAGAGCTAAGTGGTTTTTTAATAACCCTCCGATAGTGAATAACACAATAAATCCTAATGAGAATAACATAGGAGGTGTTAAGTGTACAGAACCACCATAAAGTGTAGCTAATCAACTGAATATTTTAATTCCAGTAGGAACTGCAATAATTAAAGTAGCAGCTGTGAAATATGCTCTAGTCGAGCTTTTGGACAGTATCTTAATATAATAGAATATAAATCTATTATATTCCTTGCGTACTTGTCTCTGAGGATCCTTTAGTTGAAATACTTATAATCTTATTTATACCTTTTTTATCTAAATGTTTACCTTCTGTTATTTTAATATAAACTTTTCTAAATTTTAAATAGGTTACGTATTTACCACCAAAAAGATTAAATCTATCAAAATAATTAATAAGATCATATGCAGTACTAAAACCTGAACTTTTATAACATCATATTCCTGAACTATACCGAGATAAATTACCTTTTTTTAATATATCAAATAAAAGTTTTAAAGGTAAAAAATCATTTTGCTTCAAAGAATATTCTAATCTTACACTATGACCTACTTTATGTGTTTTACTTTTTACAACACTAATATGAAAGCAACCATCAGCTTGTGTAAAACCAGCTAATCAATAATTATCTAGACTTAATTTATTTAAAGGAGGTAAAATTTTTAGATTAAAATCTTCACCATATTCATGTGAAATTAATTGTTTATATTTAGAATCACTTAATAATTTACCATTAATAAATGAAAGAATAATAGATAAACCTGTTAAATTTTTACAAATATATCTAACTGCCTTTTTATCTTTTATTTTATAAACATTACCATATCCTATACGCTTTTTAATTAAATAAGCTAATGAAGTATCATGTTCACTAAATATAATATGTAATTGTTTTTTACCAAATCAACCATCTCCTTCTATTAATCCAGCTAAAAAGTAACCAAATTCATCATTAGACAAATCACTTTTATGGTTAGAAACATGTTCAGAAATTTTTGGCAAATCAAAATATTTATTATAAGTATTTTTAGCAACTGCCGTAGCTTTTGTGCTAATATTAAAGTTTCCTGCTGATTGTCCTGTAAAATATAAATAGATTGTACCTAACATAATTAATATGAGTGGACTATTTATTCAGGAGTTTCCAGCATATAGCAAGGTTTTTACCGTGAACACTAGTTTATCCACATCTAAACCAACAGTATACATGTGGTGGCTTCAAACTATGAAACCTAAAACACCAATAGACATCATGGCATAGACCATACCTAAGTACTAATCATAAACTTATCTAAAAGTTATAATTTTTAATAAGTCTTATGAAATGGACCATCTCTTAATCAACAAATTAATAATACTTTAAAACTATTTATCCGTTAAACTATTTCATTTGATAATATAATATTTTCAAGCTTTACCTAAATCTGAGTTAACAGAAGCTGAATGAGCGTGAAGATTTCTAAGTTTATAAAAATCATTTATCATGGTAATTCTCATTATTTTATCAGTTCTACAAGGGTTAACTTTAAAATAATTATTTACCAAAGATAAAACTTCTTTTTTTTTATAACAAGTTCATTTAAAAGCCTCTTGTTTAACCATAGGATAGATTGTACCTCCATACAATTCAACTAAAGCTTCTAATATGTATCTATTTTTTTGAGCAGCTGTTATAAATAATTGACCTGACGCTTCATTAAAATATACACTTCCATCAGTATCAAAAAATCCAGCTAATCACCCACTATAATAAGTTAAAGGGTTAGGATCTTTTAATACTATACCATAAATTTCACAAATTCTACCTAATTGTAAAATTCTTATAGGATTTCTAATTAATCCGTTAATATTATTAATTAAATTTAATAGACCCTTTTTATGATGTAGTCTATATCTTAAATAATTATTACCACTTACTAATTTTACAGATCCACCAAATTGTTGTTTTATTAAGTATAGAATTTTTTTATCTCTAAGTTGTGTAACTATTTCTAGACTACAGTATCCTTTTTTAGAGACTAAAAAACAACCATCTCCATCAATAATTCCGGCTAACCATTCATAAAATTTTTCATTTTTATTTTTATTTTCTTGGTTATTAATAGACTGGTAAGAAGAATTACTCTTTTCATATCCCCTGACGCGGGACGGGTAACCGTCCCGCGGAGGGGATTCTTCACTAATTTCATTATTGTCAGGTTTTTCTATTTTTACAGAACCATCAACGTCAACAGCAGGGGCTGTCCGGGTGAAAAATGATACATAGTTTAACGTTTCAGTTATTAATTTTTTTCCTTGAGACAACAAGAAAATTAAAAAATGTCCACTTGGATCCCCCAGTGTTCCTATTTGGCGCACTGGCGGCGCGGAAGGCGCCGCTGAGGGGAAACCACAGTTTTTAATTAAATAGTATAAAGTATAAAGTAAAGTTGATCACAAACGTATGGCCTCTGAAATTCCTACTAACATGCTTAACCAAGTAAATTCTTTTATACCCGGTTTGAAGTATTCACTTCGTGCTTTGGTTATCTGCGGGTTATCAGAAATTTCTAAGATTTTTACTAATGGAACTATAAATTTTAATACCATGGGAGTACTTAGAAAAAATAATATTTTTATAAAAAAATATTGACTGACTTTCCTGCATATAGTTTGTTGCGTTAATAAAATCAATTTTATTAAAGAGCTACTAATGTAACCGAACACACTTTTACCTGATCCAGCTGAAACAACTGTACTAACTATACCAAATCCTGGTATAATCATTATATAACAAAAATTTTGATTAATCGAATAGTAAATACCCCCCCCNCTTCCGAGATTTACTGGAAAAATAATACACGTAAGGGGGGTGAGTACATGGCGGTAAGTATTCCTAAACTCAAAAAGCAGCTGATGGAAAGAATAGATGTGGATGATTTAATGCAGGTTGAAAAGGTCGAGAGATATATACAACATGTAGAATCGTATAGACGCATGGATGCAACAATCAAAAAAGAAGGGGAATCTGTTACGACAGTAAACGCCTCACAAACATTCGTGAAGGCTCACCCTCTGCTGACAGAACGCAACAAAGCAAACGCTGCTTTACTAAGTATAGAAAAGTCATTTGGTTTTACGCCAGAAATCGAAGAAGAACCCACGCGCTCTGCTGACGATTTGATATGATTACGAACAAACATGTGGAAGAATATATCAGCCTTTATATGGACGGTAAGATTAAGTTGAATAAAGAGCGCATTCTCTTAATCGAACATCTACAAAAACACGTTCTTAACAGGGATGATTTATATTTTGATGAAACAAAAATCGAAAACTTCATAGCTTTCACTGAAAAATGGTATTTCCCTTTACAACCGTTTCAAAAATTTATAGCAGCGTTTGTCTTTTTGTTTTACAAAGACGGCGCTGTTTTTTATGAGCAATTTTTAATTATGATGGCGAGAGGCGGAGGGAAGAACGGTTTTATTTCAGCGTTGGCACATTTTTTTATTAGTCCACTGCATGGGATTAATCGCTACAATATATCGATCGTAGCGAATAGTGAGCTACAGGCGAAGACATCCTTCAGGGAAATATATGATGTCATTGAAGGTAAAAAAGTTTTAGAAAATATGTTTTATCGAACTAAGGTTGAAATACTGGGTAATGATACGAAAAGCATTGTGCAGTATCATACATCAAATGCAAATACAAAAGATGGCCTTAGAGATGGGTGCATAATATACGATGAAATTCACCAATATGAAAATTACGATACAGTGAATGTATTTTCTAGCGGGCTTGGTAAAGTGGACAACGGCAGGGAATTTTTTATCGGCACAGATGGATTTGTGCGTGAAGGTTTCTTGGACAAGACAAAAGAACGCGCTATGAACATCCTGGAAGGTAAAGAATTAGATGATCCGATGTTTCCATTTATATGCAAGATTGATGACCCGAAAGAGGTAGATGATTTTACTGCTTGGTCGAAAGCCAACCCAATGTTCTGCGAACCGATGAGTAGTTACGGTAAGGGGTTATTTAGGAAAGTTAAAACACAGTTTAAACAGCTTGTAAACAACCCCAGCAACCGCATGGAGTTTATGACAAAACGAATGAATCTGCCAGAAGTTGACCCCACACAAACAGTCGCTTCGTGGGAAGACATAAAGGCGACTAATAGACCGATGCCGGAATTAGAACATAAAACGTGCGTAGGTGGATTAGACTTTGCTAGTATCAAAGACTTTGCCGCGGTAGGGTTATTGTTTAAAGTCGGTGATGATTACATCTGGAAAACTCATTCATTTGTCCGTAAGGGATTTTTGGATAACGTTAAATTAAAAGCACCTATTTATGATTGGGAGCATGAGGGTCTACTAACCGTAGTGGATGAACCTGTAATTGATATTAAACATATCGTGAATTGGTTTTGTGATATGCGTGAGCGATACGGATTACACAGAATTGTAGCAGATACGTTCCGTTTGGATTTAGTTAAATCAGCACTGGAAGCAGAAGGTTTTGAATTGATATATATTCGTAATCCAAAAGCTATCCACGCTCAATTGGCTCCGCGGGTGGAAACTTTGTTTGCTAAACACAATATCATTTTCGGGGACAACCCTATGATGCGATGGTACGTAAATAATGTTTACGTACGCATAAAAAAAGACAGCAACAAAGAGTATTTGAAGAAAGACGAAGTGAGACGTAAGACAGATGGGTTCCAAGCGTTTATCCATGCCTTATGGCAAGCAGATAATATATTGGAAGAGGAAGAAGAATTCTTCTTGGATGAAATTAGTTTTTAAGGAGGTGAGGCATTGGGATTATTTGATTTACTCAGGAAAAATAAAGAGCTGGAACAAATGTATGATTTAGATTTAATTGAATCGACTTCCGAGCGAATCCATCAAAAAAAGTTGGCAGTACAAACGTGCGTGGATTTTATTGGAAGAACCATCAGTCAGTCAGAGTTTAGGGTTCGAAAAGATAAGAAGACAGTTAAAGACGAAATGTATTATAAATTAAACGTCAGACCGAATCAGAACCAATCAGCGGCTATATTTTGGCAGAATGTTATCCACAAAATGGTAGATGCTAAGGCGTGCTTAATTATTAAATCGGATACAGGCGATTTATTAATCGCTGATGATTACAATCGCATCGAATATGGGCTTGTAGAAGATATATTTAAAGATGTGACAATAAATAACTTTACTTTCCAGCGGACGTTTCGGATGAGTGAGGTTATTTTTATTGAGTACAGCAATGTAAATTTATCAAGATTAATAGATACCGTTTATGATGATTACGGCGAATTGATTGGTAGATTGTTGGAATTTCAGAAACACAAAAACCAAATACGAGCAAGTGTAGACGTGGATACAACTACACAAAAAGGTGAAGAAGGTCGTAATAGGCTACAGAAATTTATCAATGACCTTTATGGGGTAGTGAGAACAAAAGCTTTCGCTATATTCCCTCAACAAAAAGGTTTCAAGTATGAGGAGCATTCAAAAGGTGCTGTTGGGTCTGGTCAATCAATTGATGATATTAACAAAGCAAACAACGCATTTCTTGACCAGGTAGCTAAAGCACTGGGCATCCCTCCCTCTCTCATTCACGGGGAGATGGCCGATGTGGAGAAACAGACAAGGAATTTTATGTTTTTCTGTATAGATCCGATTATCGAAAAGATTAGCGATGAATTAAATAATAAATTCATTGAGAAAAAGGATTATTTAAACGGTGAGAATCTGGAAGTAATCAGACCAAGCTATCGTGACATATTCGATCTAGCTACCGCCATTGACAAGATAATCGCTACTGGTGTCATGAATGGCGATGAAATGCGGGATAAATTTAAATTACCAGAAACCGGTGAGGAAATTCATTCTAGGTATGTGATGACAAAGAACTACTCCGAGGTTGTGGAAAGTAATGAAGAATCACAGGAAAGGTAGGTGGTCACTATCTCCTAGCTACAGGTAGTAGCCTTTGTATATTTAAAGGGGGTGAGAATAAGTGAACAAACCGGATATGAATAAATTAATTAATCTCAAGAGAGATATTCGTTTTGAAGCAAAATCTGATAACGAATATAAGTTATCTGTCTACGGTTTTATTGGAGGTTGGCAGAACAATGCTGAAAGAGTATTAGAACAGATACAACAAACATCAGCAGAAAAAATTCATGTTCACATTAATTCAGGCGGTGGGTCTGCATTTGATGGCGTGGCTATCTGTAATATCTTAAAACAGCATGATGCGGAAATCATTGTACATGTTGATGGTTGGGCAGCCAGTGCTGCGTCTGTTATTGCGATGGCGGNCCATGCCAACAGAGCCAGTTCCCATTATCCAAAACCAGGATGGAAGCATATGTGAAAGAAAGGGTAAGAAGAACCAGTGCCATTGTAGATTAGTCAAAATTGAAAGAACATTGGAAATGTTTGTCCTAGAATGTAGTGGATAGAGTAATCGGCTAAGCTAGTAGTTGACATGAAAATTAGCTGATGTTACCTATTTTTTTTATACTGTCAAATTACCTTAACTTGAAGCCTTAAGAACTTCACGTAGTCCAGAATCTCATCAAGCATTGCTGCCCTGTCGGTCTGGCAAGACAAAAAAAATAATATCAATACCACAAGTAACGACATCTTTTGAATTGCATCAAAAACTGAGCAAACCAATCTTAAAAAGTTGCCAATTACAATGAGCTTTACGAATTACTTGTCTGAAAATTGCAACTATTTTTCATTTTCAGTAACTTGAATCCAATTAGCAATACTCAACCACAACAGGAAGTTATTATAACCTTTTTTTTTCAATTTTAAGTACAGGTACTTTAACATCATGGTAAAGCGACGGAATAAAAGAAATTGGCTTTGATAATAATCAGATGAACAGAAGATAGGTATACTGGGTTGTTGTTGTTGTTTCGTGTCCTTACAAATGATCAATCTTCTCCTTTTTATGGTTATTTTTAGGATATACGTTTTGCCTTTGTCATAATAACAATTAAAAGCATTTAATGCTACGTTACAATGGTAATCATTATAATTCAATACAGATTCTCTAACGTTTTCAGTAATTAATGCTTATTAAATACTGTATCTGTACTCTCTTGTGCTATCAGATTCATTCTCCTTAATTTTTGGATTTAAATAGGTACGAGTGTCGAGTCTTTTGAATATCTGCTCGTGCCTCTGCTCATATCTGTTGCGACTCGTGCATCTTTGCTAATCATCATTCTTTGACCAGCCTTCGTGTCATGACACGTCATCTTTCAACCACTTCAATATATATAAACTCAATTTTTCCCAATACACTACAAGCTTTGTATTTTTTATAAACTTTTGTAAAAAAGATCTCTGTTAAAGTAGGCAATCATCTGTGAACCAAAAATTTCATATCCGTCGATGCCCAATCTGCAACATGAATCAGCAAACCATGTAAATCTATGAAATGAAAGCGGGTTACTTTGTTGTTTATAAGGCAGTTAAGCTGATGTGGTCTAATGGAACCATTACAGTACTGTTAGTTGCAGCACAGTAACTGATGGCTTTTTAAGTTTTGGTTACTTATTTCCATACAATTTATGGCTTAAGAAAGTGTATGCTTTCACTCTTATTACGCGCAGTATGCACGGGCGTTGAAGGAGAAAGGAGTGGAGGTTAAAGTCATTGTGTTCCCTGAGGACACTCATGCAATTGATAGGTAAAGTGGTCCTTATGTCCATGAATTTGCCGTATAGCTAGTACTTGAGTTTCATTTCTCTCTTTAACTTTCATATTTTGAATTTACATGTACATCTCTTTTGCAGACCGCAATCTGACTTTGAAAGCTTTTTAAATATTGGAGTGTGGTTTAAGTACTGCGAATAGATGGATTCTATTCATGTCTTAGCCAAGAGTTTCCACATTCCTTCCTGCTGATATTGCAAGTAGAGCAGAAGAGCAGAGGGGCAGGGTATTTAAGTGGCGAGAAAAGCAGAAGGGGCGAGCCCATTATTCATCAAGTTTTGAACCCTGCCTT